TGGGATGAATACTTTATAAACGTCGCAGATCTCGCATCCGTCAGGTCTCCATGTGAGCGACTGAAGGTGGGATGTGTCCTCGTGAAGAACAACCGCCTCATCAGTATGGGCTACAACGGATTTCTAGGTGGGTGCGAACACAAGTCCATCGTGAGGGATGGACACGAACAGGCTACGATTCATGCAGAGATTAACGCAATCACGGATGCGGCGAAGAGGGGCGCCCCCATCGATGATTGTGTGGCGTACGTGACACATTATCCGTGTCTGAACTGCTACAAGGCTCTAGCGAGTAGTGGAATCAAAAAGGTGTATTACAAACTAGACTACAAGAATGACCCCGTCCTAGAAGAATTGGGGTACGGAATATCTTTGGTAAAGTTATGATACTCATTGACCAGATAGTTCGATACCTTTCCAAAGACATTATGTTACCATCACGATGTAACGCTACCAAAAAACAGATCATTTGCCCCAAGAAATGTTGTGACTGTAAAATCTATTGTAAGAAACCACCAAAAGGATCAGTGCCAGTATATATCAAGCCCTAACTTTCTTCATTCCTTCTTCACACACGATCCTATTCACACATTTGATTTCATCACTCGTCCATTCCGGTGCGCCATATAGGGTCCTGAAATGTGCATAGAGTTTCTTCTTTCCAGTAAAGTCGTCGACAATCAACTTTGTATCCAGATCCTCAATTTTCAAACCATGATATAACTTTGGCCAGTTTTGAAAATTGAGACGAAAGGTTTTGTATCCATCCCCGTCAGGTTTCACGCGAATACCACCCTCACAAATAGGCTCGAGTTCAAACTCGTGATGAGGCATGGCTTTGTTCATTTTATCGACAATGTTCATGATGTTCTTCATCGTGAACGAGTCACTAATCTTGTAGACGGGGTGGTGAGACATTTTTACATATTATACGATGAATAGGTCATTGACTTAGGTGAACCGCGTCAACCAATTTAGATACAACGAGTGAGATGACCGGTACTGATACGGCGTTACCCGCCAGTTTATACAGTGCGCTGTCAGACAACTTTGGAAACGTATATGTCGAAGGAAATCCTTGTAGATTGAAACACTCACGTGGTGTCAACTTACGAATACCTCGGTCATCCTTGATAATAGGCACATTATGTCCACCACCGCCCATGTTAGCAGTCAATGTTGGACAGCAATTACTCTTATTTTCTCGGATATAGTACCGTCTATATTGGTAAATTACATTCTCTTTGATGTTTTTTGTTACATCTTTGACAATTTGTGGAAACACTTTTAGTTTATCTGTGTAATAATACTTATCTGGAACATCATTCTCTATGAAGTCGATGATATTACCCTTTTCAACCCTGTCGAAATCAAAGTCGAAAGCATCATGCGCTTTCTTATCACGAAATCCCACGATATAAATACGTTCTCTGTGTTGGGGAACGGGTGAAATTTTAGCCGTGTCGAGAATCTTGTACTTGATCGAGTACCCACAGGATTCTAAGGATTCCTGTATAACCTTGAACGTGTTTCCCTTATCATGAGAGGTAAGATTTTTCACATTTTCAAGAATGATAGTCTCGGGTTTATGATGTTTAAGAATTTCTATGATTTTCCAAAATACGTTAGACCTATCGTCATCGAAACCTTTCTTATCACCGGCGATACTGAACGGCTGACAGGGAAACCCACTACACAAGAGATCGTGTGGGGGTATAGTGTTCACGTCTATGTCCATCATGTCACCCAGATTAAATGTTCCATTTTCATGGTTCATGTTGTAAATATCTTGAGATGATTTCATCATATCATTCGCATAGACACATTTGTATTTTCCACTTGATTCGAGAGCGATCGAGAATGCTCCTGTACCAGCGCATAGGTCGATAAAACTCTTCATACACATGGATATCGTCTAATCTTTAATTGTGAAGTTCTCTGATGTCACCTTCCCAAATCAACTCACAATGATTTTCGAGTTGTCTTTTAACTTCACTGAACGAAAGACGAGGTCGTCTTCCACTGGAAGCCTGATCTTCGAATGTTTGTGTTCTATTTACATACAGGTTTTTCCACTCCCTCGAGTTGTTTGCTAGAGGAATTTTATAGAGCTTGAATGTAAAATTCCGATACTCCAATCCATCCAAAAAATAAATAACATCCCACTTTTCAGTAGGACCAAAAGAGCACGGACCCGTGGATGAAAAAAACTTGAGTTCGTTAATTTGGCGTACGGGTGTGATCTTCACTTCGTCGCGTATATACGTGACTCGACAATACCCGTCCCGGTACATATCCCCCGGGATTGGTGGTTGAGCAGTTTTACACCATTTCATATCGACACCCTCGACGACGTTTATAATCTGGATAGCGAGATATTCAGTCAATTCCTGAGGTAAATTGATCGACCTCCCATTAAATATACTTTTCATGTATTCGTCATACCGTATTGTTTCAGCGAGAGCGTTTATCAAAGTGTCGTAATCCATGTGAACTATTACGTTTTAGTTTTTATATGACTTTGTTGTTTAAAGGATAAAATCACTTTTTATAAAATGGACCCTTCCCAGATTCCCCGTGACATTTTACGCGTGCTTCAAGATCGCGAACTTCCGATGGCGAAGAAGATGATGGCGTTTAACATGCTCATGCCTGATTTACCACCCGAACCAAAACACGCTGCGGCGTATCAGGAAAACCTAAAGGTTGGTGATACGATCAAGCGTCTTGTGGACGAGGGGAAGATTCGTCTCGATGGAGTTGACAAAGATTTCAAATTGAAGATTACTTCTTTTTAGTTGGGCGAATAGCCCACATATTTTCCTTTCGGAACTTTTCATGATCGATTTCCTCGATCTTGAAAACGTTCATGATGAACTTCTTGATGGGATTCACCTCCTTCTTCTCGGGTTCATCTCCTTCATCCCAAGTTGGGGGTCGTCGCTTTCCCTCACCCGGGGCTTCGGTGGGTGCTATGAAGTCATCCTTTTTGGCGTGAAGAGTGACACGTGGTCGTATGAGATTGGGTCGTACTGTGTACATTAAAGACGTTTCTTGCTACTTCTTTAATAGAAATCACAATCGAAACCTAAGTAAAGAAAAGACACCTCATATAATCACAAACACAACCAACATGAACTCTTCGTCCATCACCGATTACATCCTCAAGCTCGAGAAGGAGAACGCTGAGTCTCGCACCAAGATTGAGCAACTTAAGAAGTTGTACACTCAGTCCGAAGAGGAGCGGACCATCGCGGTTGAGAAGCTACTTGATTCCGAGATTCAGAGGGTTGGAGCTGTGCTCAACGAACCTTCCCTCTTCGAGACGACTGCTCGAACCAAGACCTTCCAACTGAACGAAGACATCGCCAAGCACCTGAAGGAACTTGGTGAGATGACGTCAGACTTTTACAAGACGGCCGCGTATCGACGGGCTGCTGATATCGTCGCCACTCTCGACTATGAGGTTGAGAATGGTGAAAGTCTTATGAACCTCAAGGGTATCGGTAAGAGTATCGCCGCCAGGATCGACGATTTCATCAACGAGTATTACACTGACGTAGAGTCTGTCGCCTCCAATGAGGGTCAGATTCTTGAGGAGTCTGATGACGAGTCCGATGACGACGATTTCTTCATCTCTTACAACAGTGAACTCGCTGATGTACTCGATAGTCTCGCCTATCACGAAGAGGATGAGTACAAGAGTATGGCGTATGACCGCGCCGCCAACATCATCGACCAGCTTCCATTCAAGGCGACCAGCGGTAAAGAACTCGAGAAGGTAAAGGGTATTGGTAAGAGCATTGCCAAGATCATCGACGAGTTCCTCTCGACCGGGAAGGTGAAAAAGCTCGAGAGACTTGAGAAGGGCGCCTCCACCAACGAGGAAGTCGCGCGGGCTCTCAGTGATTATGCTGAAGACCTCGAGGACCCCTTCAAGGTTCGTGCGTACAAGAACGCCGCGAAAAACATCCGAGAACTTGACTTTGAAGTGACGAACGGTCAGGAGCTCTGCACCGGTCCCAAGAAGGTCAAGGGTATTGGAAAGAGTATCGCGAACAGGATCGACACATTCCTTCAGACCGGGGAAATCAATCCTTGATGAATCGAGAAAGAATGGCTGCCGATGCCGCAAAAACTACATTAAGAATCACTAATGGGTAACTGTGTCTCAAGTAGTACGTATCCTGGTTTTTGTACCTGGTCTTAACTTTCACACTGGTTCGAATCCTTGGTGGAACAATTTTAATTCCAGCGATCATTACAATAGTAAACTAGAAAAAATTGAATAAAACATCAGCTGGATTTAACGGAGTATTTACTGCGTAATTGTACATCTGAAAATACACATCTAAACCCTTATCAAACCCCAACGTATCGATACATTTTCGATTTTTCGCCATGTCGATACAAAGTAAGATATCTATCTTGTGTGTATGACAATAGTTGATCATGTGTTTCATGGCTTCTACATAAGAATCATCTTCACATAACAGTAGTGTGATTTCAGCAATTTTAGTGGAGGTGTTGTCGATGTGGTTTATTGTGTATGTCATGACACCTTTACGAACACCGTCAACTTTTAAAATGAGAGCGTTGGTTCCGAAAATGTACTTCACCTGAGCGTCGTCAAGAATGGGAAAACATTTATACTTTACAGATTCCTTTTCATATAATCCGGACACATACTCCAAATCATCGGGGCTCGTGGGTGTCAATGTGTATTTCGGGTCGACTCGAACTTTTCGGGTGATATCCTTAGAATAGTATTTCGTTTTACATATGTAATTGAATGGTAACGGTTTCTCTTCTTTTTTGAAAATACAAGTCTTATATGTTTCATCACACGAATTCGTCAACATGTTAGATATAAGAACCGGTGCGTAATTTTTGTTTCTATGTTTGGTGTGAACCGATAACATATCTACATAATTCGTGGGGACAGCGTTTCCATTCATAACGATTGAATATGGTTTAGACATGATCGTTCCGATTATCTCTTGGTTTCTTCGAATGGTCGTGATGTTGCGTTTTTGTAGACCTGGGTGACCAAGTAACCATGAAATGTACTTTTGGTCAAAGATGTAATCCTTGACATAATGACCGTTTAAGAATCTCGCAAATGCCCTGTGAAAAGATGTATCGTCGGGTGAAACTGTTTCGATTCTGTCGGGATGTGCCACTTCAATTGGTTTTGGTATGGTATCAGAGACTATGCCTTCACTCGAAACACCCTTACGAGATACCGGTTGACGATCCCAAAAGGCGTGACCCCGTTTACGAAACATGTACCACATGACAGTTAATATGAGTATGATGACTATGTATTTCATTGAGATAGTTTGATAATTAAAAATCGTGTTTTTTTCTCGGTGTATATCAAACAATGAACATTTCTGTAGACAAGGCTGGTGATCTTAAGATTGGTCGTAAGAAGTGCCGTCTCTACAAGAAGGATGAGGTGGTGAAGGTTGCCAAGAAGTATGGTATTAGAACCGAGAAGAAGACTGTCAAGCAACTCTGCGGGGCCATCAAGGATCGGGCAAAGAACAACATTCCACTCGCGAAGCTTTACCCCCAGGCTGCCAAGAAGCGCGCTGCCGCCAAGAAGAAGGCACTTACACCCTCTATGAAGGCTGCTCTTAAAAAGAAGGCGGTCACAAATTTCATGAAAGGTATGGTGACCACGAATGCCAATATCAAAAAACTTCGGGAACTGAATGAAAAGTCGCCCAAACCCAAGCCACGCACCCCCAATCCAGCCACCGTTGCGCGTGCCAGGGCTAACGTTAAAAATATGATAGATAAACGTGTTTCTTATATGAATGCGGCTGGCCAGAGGATGATCAACCAAGCGTCTCCTCGTGCAGTGATGCGTATTGCTCGGGAACTTCGTCGTCTTCGCTAAGGTCGTTATAGACCTTCTCCTCTGTGTCATAGAAGGCTTCGCTGTCCCCAATCATCATCTCCCTCACAGTCTCGTATAGGACTGTGGTGAGGGCAAACTTATAAGCGAGAAATCCAACGAAAGTAGCTCCATAATCAAAGTCAAACGCGAAAGGTGCGTTATTCCACGACACTTCAAAAGCGGCGGCACACAGTGGTGCCAAGAACTCCTTCTGAATTGCCGAATTTTCAAACTTGTCCACCCTATCTGATAGAAGGGTCACATACGCGTACGAGGCGGTGGCTCCCAAAACGGCTGATACACCCTGGTCAGCCCCCTGCGTGATGAAGTACGAAGCACTGAGAGCGGTACCATACGCAGCTGTAGACTTCTTGAGGGTTGTCTTGAGGCGAGAGTACTCGGTGGGAACAACTGGCTTGGTGAACGCGTAAGTGAGGGACATTCTGTACGAAAGTCACTTAAAATCTTTATCCGAGTTAACAATAAGAATGCCGTGCCAGCTTTGTAGGAAGAAGTGTGGTGTCCCCATCGATTGTAACTATTGTGAGGGTAGCTTTTGTCCGAGTTGTATTAATCTAACGAAACATGATTGTCAAGGTGCGGACATTAAGAAGATGAAACAGCGCAAGGAACTGAAAGAACAGACAGCCTTCGAACCACCGCCAAAATGCTTAAAGATTTGATGTTTTATACAAACATGGCGTCAGATGATCCAATCCGGAATATCATGACTTTGGTGGATGAGCATAGGGACAGTTTACCTGACGGGGTATATCTGGAACTGTGTGACAACATCAAACGTCTATACGCACTTGGAGGAGAAACACAGAACGTGTATCTCCTCAACCTCACGAATGATTATTTACAAGCACTCGAAAAAGTAGAAACCCTACAACAAGAAATTGTGAATGTGAAACGTGAACTTCTTCGGTCCCGTGTTTCTCGCTTCGAGAATGTTTCTCGACCCATACGTGAAAGTCGCGGTCTCCTCGAAAATCTATTAGGTACTCTCGAACCCACTACCGTTCAGTTTGAATCCATGCCCCTCCCTCCCAGAAACCAGTGATTGCTGAGATGCCCGAGTGGTCTAAGGGGGGCGACTTAAGATCGTCTGACGCAAGTCTCGCGGGTTCGAACCCCGCTCTCAGCATACCCGGTACACTATGAATAAGAAACGTATCATTCTTATTCATGATGTAGCTTCATGAGTATGAGTATAATTACTTTTTCACGCGCTTTTCGAGGTTTTTGATTTTGTTTTCAAGGTTTTTAATCTTGAGTTTGTCAGTCTTCCTCATGTTGTTAACTTGCGCCTGTGTATACATGCGATAGTTTGCATTCTTCTTGACACTATTAGGTCCGAATAGAGATTTTCCGTGAGTCGTAGCCATTTTTATTATACGTAAATATTTAAAATCACGGTCACCTGTGTTATGCACTCGTTCTTGACACTACACTTAAAAACAGCATCTCATGTATTCGCAGATGACACTCACTCGTGCACATGATGTAGCTTCACTCACGTTTTTGGCACCCTTTTCCATCTTCTGTATCGCCGAAGTCTTTTTCGGATACGTCGTGTACCCACTCTTTTTGACACACGCACTTTTGACCTACATGAGTCTCGATCTCATGTGGAATGCGTTTAATCCACATTCGTACAGGGACCTGATCGTTTGTCATCATATCGTATGCCTATTAGCACTTTCTCGGGCGATGTTGTACCCAGAAGAAGCGTACATCGTAAGTCTCGGCGGTCTCGTTGAAATAGATACGAGTATTCTGACCCTTAGAAGACTTCTTCCTCGTTCGACAACTATTCACGAATTGGTTGACATAGTATATCGCATTTCAAACATGATGATAAGAGTTTTTTATGAAACGTTTTTCACGGCATTCATTTTACACGCGTATTCAGATCATCCTATCACCGTGAAGATGTTTGTGTACCCACTCCAGATTTTCATAAACGTTTTTAGTTGTGGAATTTGTCTACTCACATATACGAAGCAAAATCCGGCATTAAAGATTAAAACCTAATGTATTAATATAATGACAGACAAGACCAAACCCAAGCGTAAACCCAATGCGTACATGAACTTCGTGAAGAAGGTTCGCCCCACCGTCGTGAAAGATTTTCCAGACCTGACGTTTACTGAGATTGGCTCTAAGCTCGGTGAGATGTGGCGAGCACTTTCTGATGACGAGAAGAAGAAGTACACCAAAGCTTAAGGATTTGAACCGTTGACAATATAGATGTCCCTGGGAGTCAAGAAATTGTGCTATGATGCTATTGTGCCTACTCGTGGTTCTGATGGTGCTGTGGGATATGATTTATATAGCTCCGAAGATGCCGTGGTTCCGTGCCAGGCTGGCCGAGCTCTCGTAGGAACCGGTATTACAGTCGTTCTTCCACCCGGTGTATACGGGCGCGTGGCACCTCGGTCTGGTCTCGCGGTAAAGCATTGTATCAACGTCGGTGCGGGTGTCATCGATCCTGATTATACCGGTGAAATCAAAGTCGTTCTGTTCAATCATGGCGAAAAAGACTTTGAAATCAAGAAAGGCGATCGTATTGCTCAACTTGTTTTGGAGAGGTGTGAAACACCTCCCATCGAGGAAATTAGTATTGTTGAAGACACTGAACGTGGATCCGGTGGATTTGGATCTACAGGTCAGTAAACGTGTCGTTGCAGAACCAGAAATCTTCTGCTGTAGGCATGAATAAAATACCATGACGCATCGTCATGAAGAGTTTCGCCTTTGTCACGTTAGGGTACGTATATAACAACCATCTTTCCCAATATTCAGCTCGGAAGAAGTCTTCCCAATCTTCCTGAGAACTTTCCGAAATTTTCAACATTTCCCTATGAATCTCACCCTGATCCCTTTCGATTCGCAGCTTCTTAGGAAGGACAGCACCCTTTCTAATAAGTTGTGCACGCATAAGCCTAGGATTACCATGATCCGGATAATGCTGAACACCCCTCTCACCAAAATCAATAGCTCGCTTATTTGGAAGTGTCACTCTAAGTTTATGTGTGATGGATGGACTCGGTTGTAAGATGACGTGCATTAATAAAACATAAGGAAAAAAATAGATGAATACTCATGCTTGAATACACCGCGAGAGATGGTACGGTCATACGTGTGGGACAAAATGCTAAGGACAATGATAATCTCACTATGTTCAGTAGTCCTCGATACTGGTGGATGCATGTCGCGGGATATTCTGGTGCTCATGTAGTCATATGTCACACAGGAGATCTCCCGAAAGAAACAAAGCGAGATGCGATGGTACTCGCAGTGTATCACAGCAATGTACCAGATATGAAAATGTCATGCGTTGATATGGTGCGAGTTGAACAGACTGTATGGACCAGGCAGGCTGGTAAAGTTAAACTTAACGGTGAGGTCATGGAACTCAATATTTTTATGCGACGTGAAAAGGAACGTTTGGAAAGGATCTTAAAAACGAAACGGGTGGTAACATTATAATGAGTCACCAAGATTGGACACCGGTCGTCATCCATGGAAAGGTTGCTAAGCCCTCACCTCAACCACACCGTGAAGTGACGAAGGATCAAAAATTGGAACGTGAAGAGTTGGGAACACACAAGAAAGTTTCACTTTCCGTGGCAAAGATGATTCAACAGGGACGTATTGCTAAAGGTTTCAAAACACAAAAAGATTTAGCAATCGCGGTGGGTGTGAATGCGAGTATCATAGGTTCTTATGAGTCGGGTCGAGCTATTCCAGATCCGGCGATTCTCCAAAAGTTGCGAAGAGTTTTGGGTGTCAAGTTTAAAAATTAATATACGATTACATTAATGAAGGTTCTTCCAGTGGGAATCTTTTATCTAGTCGTACTTCACAGACTGACACAGTTGGGTAAGAAGAAAAAGAAGAATGCGATACTATGGGTTTAGAGTAAATCTGTATAGAGTCCAGCGATGTAGTAGACATCCTTGAAGCCGAGTTTTTCCAATTTCTCTGCCGCAAATCTGGCCCGTTGCCCAGTATTGCAGTAGACGAGTAGACCTTTTTTAGGAAGTTTAGATGTCGACTTCTTGGTTATTTTGTTGACTGGTATGTGTACTGCGCCAGGATAATGCCCGAGACGCCATTCCGCGTCGGTGCGTACGTCGATAACGCGTTTTATTTTTCCCGATTTGATGAGCTTTTTTGCTTTTTTTGATGCGATGAGTTGGCTTCCACTCATGGTATAAACGGTCAGGGCCCCGAGTCCACCGAGAAGCAGGTACGGTATCATTTACTCTAGCTGGACATTTAAAAAAGTCTTGTGGTTGAACAAAAAAGAGTGACTCCATTTTGATCCGAACTCTACCCATTTGGGTCTGACTTAGGTATAAAGATTACAATACTAGAAGTATCAGTATGAACAAGAAAACAGCTGATGTGTCCACTCGTCTCACTCCTGTTGAGTATACTAAGCGTTCAATGGATGCCCGTGTAACCGCAACGAACAAGGCACTTGAGAATGAAAAGGTTCGATTCAAGTCCACAAACGACCCCGAAAAATTTAAGACATTCCTGGAGGATCGTCTTGAATTGTGGCGGTCCCTGAAATTGGGGTCTACCGACAACACTCGTCTCAAGAAGGGATACACGACTCGCTACTTTGAGCGCATGTTTGATAAGACGAATGAAATCTTAGCAAACCTTGAAGCGAGCACTGATTAAACGAGCTTCCTCCCATCGTCCCGACTGCTGAATGATAAGATGTGTACTCGGTTTCATCTTCGAAAGTGAATACCCCTCTCTTAACCGCTTGAATGCATATTCGAGCGTTTTATTATTTATACCGGCACGACGAGCTTTGTACTGACGCGTTTCATTTTCCGCCGTGATAGCACGCTTTTCCGCCTCCATCACCTTTTCTTGAAGACTTGAAATGATGAGTTTTTGTTTTCTCGACTTCATATCATCCGTCCGGTTTCGGAGCTTATCCTTCAATTCCGCGATGATCACTTTCTGTTTCCTGATTTTTGCATTTTTCTTCTTGACGACCTTGTCGATTTCAGGTCCAAGATCAATGACGAACTTGGACGCCTTACGGGGTCGTGAGGAAGATTTAACCATTTTACATAATTTTTTACTAATCTATGTTTTACTTAGTTACCGAAAGCGACACCAGCCATACCATTCTTCACACGGAGAATGTTATAGTTGACCGCATAGACACGAACCATGTTACCGACACGAGTGCCACCAGTGAGGGAAAGCTTCGCGTTATCGATGCGCGAGAAGTTAAGGGTACCGGTGGGTTGCGACTTGTTCATAGTGATGCAGAATGGCCACGTGAATGTAGACACGGTGCTGAGTGCATCTTGGGGTAGAATGGAGCAGTGCATCTCTGGCACGACGTTGTGGTGGAAGGTCGAGGACATATTCTCGAAGAGGGGTGTGCCGTTGATGTAAAGAGTGGCGGTGTCGAAAGACCAGTTCGTGGACCACTTGTTCGTATCAGCTTCCGAAGAGACGACGTGGACAGCCTTGACTGGGTGGTTGAAATACGTGAGATCAACCTCCGTATCAGCCGCATTCATGAGCTGATGCTGGGTTTGGGTGAAGAGAATCTCGTGCTCGGTGTTGGTGAAGAATTCACGTTCGGCTGTATCGAGGTACACGTACGTACCATATACCTTGACGTTGCTGGGAGCGAAAGTACCCCCACGGCACTTGACACGAATCTCGACATCGTGGTACTGAAGGGCCACGAGAGGGAGAGACTTGGTCCAATCGTCACTGAAGAAAAATGGGAGAATGTAGTGGTTCGCGGAAGTGGAAGATCCGAGCGCATTCTGGGGGCACTCATCGAGAGTGAGCGCACAAGAAGCCTTGGCTTGAGTATCCTTGTACAGAAGATTGTGAACACCCTGAATGTAAAGAGAGTCGATTTGGGCAACCTTTTGGCCACCGACCCAAAGTTGGAACTCGGTGGTGGTGGATTCGTCCTTGTCGAAGAAACCGGAGTTCGAGTTACCGACACCACCGATATCATCCCCCTCGATCCACACATAGCTCAAAAGATCACCCTTGGACTTGATTGGGATGGTCACCTCGTTGCCACTCGCGAAAGTACCGATGTAATCGAGCCTCTCTGGCTTAATCGCGAAGTTGGTATACCTCTTGTAATTTTGACGGAAAAAACTCACTTCGGGCTGACCAGTGATGTATACATCCTGGGCTCCGACCGAGACGAGGTCAATTAAAGCAGCAGACATTTATTAGTAAATGATATTAAAATTTTCGGTCGATGTATACACAACGAGAATGGGTGTAGAGTTTCAGGCACTCACGTGGGAAACAGTCGACACAGATGATGAACATCTGGTGAGCATTTTTGGAAAGACGGAGGATGGAAGATCTATTTGTGTGACGACGGCATTCACACCGTACTTCTTCATCAAACTACCCGAGCGTGTAACACCACAGACGGTACAAGAAATCTATCATGTTCTTGATAAGAAGTGTCCCGAATGTCTCGTGTCATATTCAATTATGAAGTCGAAAGATGTTTGGGGTTTTCAAAATAATAAAGAGTTTGCGTACATGAAACTCGATTTCAAAAATTTAAAAAGTCGTCGACGTGTTGATTATATCTTGAAAAATGCGATACAGATGTCCAATGGTATGGAACGTTTTAAGGTTTTCGAATCCAACATCGATCCAGTTCTTCGTCTGATGCACCGAACTGGTATTCAATCGACTGGATGGCTTAACTCGGGGGACAGTTGTGTGCGCACACACTTGTCGAAGGTCGATGTCGATCTTTTCTGTAACGACTGGAGAACACTCAAACCCATCGCGCGGGATGATATCGCACCATTCGTCGTAGCATCCTTTGATATCGAGTGTAACAGCTCCACTGGAAAGTTTCCCGATCCCAACGTGAAGGATGATGCCTGTTTTCAAATTGCCATTTCGTTATGTAAATTTGGGAGCGATGAACCATACGAGAAGACGTGCTTGTGTTACAAGAAGACGGAGGGTCCTGATGTCGTCAGCTTTGACACGGAACGTGAGATGCTCGAGGCGTTTCAAAGGTATCTTCATGAAAAGGATGTGGATATTCTCACTGGGTGGAACATCTTCGGGTTCGATCTTGAGTACATTTACACACGGGCGTTCATGGTGGGGTGTGACCCCGAATTTTTCAAACTTGGAAAGTTGAAGAGTCAGGAATGTGAACTGTCGATTAAAAAGTTGAGTTCGAGTGCCCTCGGTGACAACGTTCTTAAACTTTTACCGATGTCCGGACGATTCGTGTTCGATATGTTTCATGAAGTGAAAAAGGGATACAAACTTGATTCGTACAGTCTCAATAACGTATCGAAGTTGTATCTCGGTGATCAAAAGATTGATATGCCGGCGAAGGAGATGTTCGCGCGTTACCGAGAAGAAGATCCTGTAAAACTGGGCGAAGTCGCTGAGTACTGTATCAAGGATACACTTCTTCCACACAAGCTCATGAAGAAGATGTGCATTCTTCTGAACCTCTTGGAGATGGCGAAAGCGACGTGGGTGCCTCTCTGTTTCCTCGTAGAACGAGGGCAACAAATCAAAGTGTTTAGTCAACTCACGAAAAAGGCGCGTGAGATGGGATTCATGGTACCGACGATCCGGTACGGACAACTCCCCGAAGAACCATACGAAGGTGCGACGGTACTCGAAGCACAAAAGGGTGCCTATTACACACCAATCACGGCACTCGATTTCGAGGCACTGTATCCATCGATCATGATGGCACACAATCTCTGCTATTCTTCATACGTGATGAATGAAAAGGATTATGGGAATGTACCTGGTATCGAGTACGAGACGTTCAAGATTGGTGATCGAACGTACAAGTTTGCACAGGATGTCCCGAGTCTTTTACCAGCCATTCTCCTAGAGCTCAAACAGTTTCGCAAAAAGGCGAAGAAGGATATGGCGTCTGCGACTGGATACATGAAGGAAGTGTACAACGGTAAGCAGTTGGCCTATAAAATTTCGATGAACTCTGTGTATGGTTTTACAGGTGCCGGAAAGGGTATTCTCCCGTGTGTACCCATCGCATCGACGACGACGTTTAGGGGTCGGGCGATGATCGAGGAGACGAAGAACTACGTCGAGAAGAACTTTCCGGGTGCGAAGGTACGATATGGTGATACCGATTCCGTCATGGTTGAGTTTGATGTCGGTGACCGTAAGGGGGAAGAGGCGATCGAGTATAGTTGGGAGCTGGGTGAACGCGCCGCGGAAGAGTGTTCCGCCCTCTTCAAAAAACCCAATAACCTAGAGCTCGAGAAGGTCTATTGGCCATACTTTTTGTACTCGAAGAAACGATACGCGGCGAAGTTATGGACGAAGGGAAAGGATGGGAACATGAACATGGATTACATCGATATTAAGGGTCTTCAGGTTGTTCGGCGGGACAACACGCCTCACGTGAGAGAAGTGTGTAAAGAACTCCTCGATGTCGTGTTGACATCCAGTGATACGGGTCCTCCGAAGGAACTTGCTAAAGAACGTGCGATTGAACTTCTATCTGGGGATGTATCTAATGAGAAGTTGATTCTGAGTCAGTCACTCTCGGATAGTTACAAAGTGAATGGTCACAATGTGTCGATCACGAGTCCTGAGAGTTGTAACATCAATCAGGCGCATGTACAAGTTGTCAATAAAATGCGAGCCCGTAAACCCGGATCTGAGCCCCAATCCGGTGACCGTGTACCGTATCTTCTCACAGACACGGGTGACCCCAAAGCGAAAGCCTTTGAAAAGTCGGAAGATCCCAAGTATGTCGAAGAGAATAACATCCCCGTGGATTACAAGTACTACTTCATCAACAAGTTTTTGAATCCGGTGTGCGATCTTCTGGATCCACTTTTCGAGAATACGAAGCAAGAAATCTTTGGTGAACTGATTAACCAGTGTAAACCACCACCTAAAAAACGCGAACCATCACTCGCCGGTATGAAAAAGGCGGACCTCGTGGAGGAATGTAAGCGTCTCGGTCTCGAGACATCCGGAACCATCCCAGATCTTAAACTGCGTATAAAAAATGTAAGGGCACCTAGAGAAGAAAGTGTCGAAGACTTATTTAAAAAATATGAACAAAGGAATACTAAGGAATGAACTTTCGAGACAAAATTTCAGAAGTGATTGAAGAGGAGTTTGAAAATCGCATCGATACCGTTTTGACGGCATATGCAGAGATTATCGCGAACAAGTACCAAATCAGATTGGCGTCCCTACTCAAAGATATCCCGACATTCTCGACAAATCCGGTCTGTAGGGGAACGAAACCAGATGGATCTAGGTGTACATTCAAGGGTACATACGATGGGTACTGTGGTAAGCATCAAAAACAGGGGGAACAAATTAAGCAGAGAACACATAACACTATCATCAATGGGCATACACATGGACCAGGGTTTAGAAATGTCGTCGGATGTCCGGGTTGCGAAAAATCTTCATCATCGAAGGGACTTATAGATTTGGACTCTATTATTGATAATGAGTAAAACAGATATTCTGCTAACATCAATAAATTCATTCTACAACGAAGAGGACAATCGGTCCAAATTACTGAATATACTAGACAAATCAAGTGGTATTTCACTTAGAAATCTTGAATGGTTCATCACCAACTATGCGAAAAAGAATCATACATCCTATAAGACGACTGATGGTAAGATTTTCACTGTACACTATGCCTATAAATCAAGTCTTGACGGATACAGTAAGAAACTTTTTGACCCCTTCTGTCGGTCAGAAAAGTTTGCGTATACGGTTCCGGGGACATCTCATGAAATTCATACAACCCTAGCACAGTTGAATTTCATCAAATGGTGTATCAAGAATAAAATCATAGATTACATTTCGACTAATAAGACCACGTTGTTTAGTAAGCAGTCGGCTGAACCCGACCACCTTCAAAAATGAACGTTTGATACCCCGTGTAATACATGTGTAGGGCGTACGTATTGGAAGACACGTCCACCTTTGTCGTATCGAGGTTCACTTCGATGTTTGTTTTGTCGGAACGAATCTGACTAAAATCCAAGCTTCCCGATGGCTCCACGTTTACTGGATTCATCGAGAAACTATATGTATAGATATTCCTAATAGGTCTCGGTAATCGCATTCGGTATGGAATGAGGTATTTGTAATAATTGTGATTGGTGTTTGTCACATTTGGTAATCGAGTACCGTTTATGTAGAAGCTCGCGTCTTTCATGATGGGGTTGAAGAATGTGAGTTGGTCGTCAAAGTCAACGTTCGAAGAAAAGTTGAAACGATTTTGACAAAAGTAAAGTTCTTCGTTGTTTGTGGGAAGATCAAACACTTGTGTCTGTCCTACACTGTTGTTGAATGTGGGAGAGCCTACGACCAATCTCAGACCATCACTTGACATGGACATAGAACCACCACTCCCGGGACCACCCATTTCACGATGTAACCTATCCCATGCGGGTGTACTGGATATATTCGTGTAGTTGTATGCTCGGGTGCGATTAGAAAGTGGTGTTCCAACTGCAACTCTAGTCCCCGTGTGAGGCTGTTGACCGGACACGATATTACTTGTTATAGCTACAGATGTACCAGCCATTTCACCAGCCACCAATCCATTGATATCTGGACCTATTTGCCCCCACGCATTCAAACTTGTCGAGTAGAAGAATACACTAGCCTGTCCAGAATCTACGCCACCACCATCGTTTTTGGGGGCACCACCGATAATATAGTACCCATCTTTGGAAATATCCACAGAAGTCCCAAATTCATCACCTGCGTTTAAACCATCGATATCAGAACCTCTCTGAGTCCACGCACCACCACTGTATATAAATGCTCTGACAGTCCCCTTACTCGCATCGTGACCCGGTGCACCAATGGCTACGACATAATCAGTTCCACCATTCGTCACCGGATTTGAAAGAGATACAACCTTACCCGAAAGGTCACCGCCACCGGTACCATCCATGTTTAGACCCACCTGTTGCCACCCAGGTCCAATGGTATATGCCCACACCTGTACACGACCCCGGTTCGTAAACCCAACTTCGCTATATTCGGGTCCACCTATGGCGACGTGTGTACCATTCCCAGATAAAGAGATGGATGTTCCCGCCTTAGATCCAATCGTACCCACAATATCCGAACCGAGTTGTACCCATGCGTTTGTTCCAGAGTTGTACTGATACACACGGGTCGTATCTGTTGTTGGAATTCCTACAGCGAGTGCCGTTCCCGTCTCCGATAAAGAGACAGATGTTCCAAGTAGTCCACCATCAGTCGTACCTATGATATCGGCACCGAGTTGGGTCCACACTCCAGATATGTACTTGAAGACACGAACCCGACCCTTGTTCTGATTAACGTTATCTGGGAATCCATTGTTATCTTCATCAACTTGTAATTCATACTTGGGTTCACCCACGGCGATAGTCAAACCATCGGGTGAGATGGCGACGGCGTATCCAGAATCGTCATTTGCGTTGGTACCTATGATGTTAGCACCGATTTGTTTAGGTTCGAGAGCAACACTCTCGTCTTCAATCTCAAACTTTGTGTTTCTCAAAAACCAGTGAATACATTTGACGGGAATATTTGGAACGAGGTTGGTTTGGATCGTGGGATTACCGAGATCACTCACCGTCGTGGGGTGTTTACGAACGATATCTGTCACGATTGTCTGTGGTTCATGACTGAGATACTTACGTTCTTCGGGTGTGACTGTGATTTCTTCTGTGATGAGCTTGAATTCATTCAAAATCAATGTATCCAATGTATCCGTGAAGAATGATTGTTTATGAAACTCGAGTACAAACTCAATCTTCTGTTTATGTACTGCACACACCGGAAAATAGGGCCTGTTTGGTTTATTTGTCGTGTACTCATCACTTGCATATTTTCGACCAAAGAAGAATTGTAACGGAATCATAAGATCCGTTTCGAGTCTAGAAACGGAATCTGTTTTTGTCGAATCATCAAATCCTATACTTCTATTTACAAGAAACCTATTCGATACCTTTTCTGAAAGTTCTAAATACAACTCATCATATATGATTCCCCAGTCACCTTCAATCTTTTCGAGTTCTGTATCATCCACATACATCGCCACACTCTTGAGAATGTGACGACCGAGTTGATCCGCGTAATTACCATTCGAAACACGTGGCATCTTAATACTCAACCATAGGTTACTCAAAAGATCACCCATATTTTGGGGATTGAACTGTACTTTGATCGTTTGACCAAATGGCCAGTTGGGAATCTGGCCGGTATTGATCACATTCTTACTCCTGTGATACTTCCTAAAGTTTGAATGTCTTCTCGTAGTATTTGGGTTGAAGAAAGATTCCTTTGGATCCTTGCAAAGTAAGTACGTGTCTTGCTTTCCAATAGCTTTAAGTGAAATCTTAGCAGCTTCACCCATACCTACTTACTGCTTACATATTTTTAATATCCGTTTTCCACATTGTCACGTGGCTGGTTCTACTCATTTTCTCAAGTTCCACGTTCGCCTGTCTCGCCTCATCCATGAGTGCCTTGACGCGCTCCTCCGTATACTCGACCGTCTTGATGTTGAGTAGGTAGTCCCATGATCCATCAATCTTTGGAAACATCGTGGACATCTCCTTCTCGAGGTCCACCTTCTTCCTCTTGAAGACCACCAACTTCTCTTCGATAACCATGGAGACAAACTTCGATTTGTGTCCACACAATTCCGCCCTCTTTTCGAGGACATCGATGAGGTGTGCTTTACGCTTCTTATAGTGTTCGAGGCGCAACTCCACAAAGTCTTTCAAGATTTCTTCGGGACTCTCGTACTTGTGGATACCCCTGATGGGGTGAAACAGGTGCATGTTGGATGTGTGAAACGTCTTTCGCATCTTGAGGTCTTTGAGAAGATCCTTCCCCGAGTACCCAAAGATTTCAAAGTCCACATCCTCGGTGGTGCTGTTGTTCGTGTAGCTCGTAATCATCTTCTTTTCTGCCAAACTGTCCAGATGCTCCTTGTAATCTTGAGTCCAGCGTCCCGGGGGAAGTTCAGTCACTTTGAGTCTGGAACCGGTATCTCTCCATACACCTTCAGTCACCCAAAGACCTCCTTCATCCCTGAACACTTTACCCTTGAAACCTCTGAACCATGGTTTCATAGGTACAAGCTCCTCACCACCTAAAATCTTCTTGATGTTCTCCTTGATGTCATCAGGGTTGAAGGGTGGAACGTAACAACTGAATCCCGTTCCAATACCCTCCGTCCCATTCACAAGAACCATTGGAAGAGTAGGCATGTAGAAGTCTGGTTCGATCGACCGCCCATCATCATCCAGGTAGTTGAGGATGGCATCATCCTTAGGGTCAAAGAGTTTTCGAGCCTCCTTGGTCAACTTCGTGAAGATGTACCTCGTTTGAGACGCATCCTTGCCACCCATGAGCCGTGTACCGAACTGACCACAAGGTTCGAGAAGGTTGATATTGTTAGACCCGGTGTAATCGTTGGCCAGCTTAACGATCGTCTCAGCCAGAGACACTTCACCGTGGTGATAGGCACTCTTCTCAGCCACGTAGGCTGCCAATTGTGCCACCTTCATCTCATCACGAAGGTTCTTCTGGAAACAGGAGTACATCACCTTACGTTGGGAAGGTTTGAGTCCATCCGCCACGTGAGCGATAGAACGTTTGAGATCCGCCAAAGAAAAGTTCACCAGGTCCTTGTGTACAAAGTCAGTGATATCCAACTGTTTTACGTCACCATAAGGAACCTCGAGTTGGTCAGCATCCTTAGCAGTACTCTCGAGAAGCCAAGACTTTCGGGCATCCGCCTTCTTTTTGTCAAAGGCGAGTACGATGGAGTCATCGGTCATCGTGTCAACGTCAAACTTCACAGTCAGATCTTGAATCTTCTTGAAGTACTCGCGAGCTTCAGCACTCGTGGAAGTACCGAGACCCTTGTAGTACTTGATTTTCCAACCAGCTTTACCGGAACCGTACCACGTTCGGAAAGCTGAGTCGGTGTAAAAAGACTTGGTGTCAGAACCTTTTGTGGCTTTGATGATCGGTGTCACCATCGATACAACAAAATTCAGTTTCAAAAGACTGGGCCAGAAGTAGTGGATCATGTTGAGGATGAGACCCTTGATGTGGGAACCATCGTTATCCGCATCAGTCATAATCATGAGGCGACCATAGCGAAGCTCGGAGACATTCGTGTACTCCTTACCCTGCTGAAGGCCCAAAATCTTCTTGAGGTCGTTGAACTCCTGGTTCGAAGTGAGCTGTGCCACTGAAGAGTCTCTCACGTTCTTACATTTACCACGGAGGGGGAAGACACCGTAATGGTCTCGACCCACCACAGAGAGACCAGCGACAGCGAGCGTCTTTGCCGAATCACCCTCTGTCACGATCAGTGTACACTTCCCAGATTGTGCCGTACCAGCCTTGTTCGCGTCATCCAGTTTGGGGATACCAGTAATCTTAGACTTTCTGGCACCATCAGTCTTCTTGAGTTCCTTCATCTCCTTGAACTTTGAGAGCGCCGTGAGTTCATCGGCGATACCGGTTTTCAAAACATTCTTCACAAAGTTTTTAGGTGGTTCAAACTTAGAACCAAAGTCGGGAGCCTTCGAGGTACACTCAGACTTGACCTGGCTCGAGAACGTTGGGTTCTCAAGGGTTGCCCTGACGAAGATGGTAAAAGCGTTCTTCACCTGTTGGGGCTTCAGCTTAATCTTCTTCGCCATGTCCTCGATGATCCCATTCGCGATAAGGTTTGCCACGTGATCCACGTGTGTGCCACCCTTCATGGTACAGATACCGTTGACGAAAGAGACCTGCTCGAGTCCATTCTCCGAGGGTCCAATGCACACCGACCAACGGTCTCCAGTCACAGAGGCAACTTCTTGAACACCTTCGTGCATCTTGGCATAGGTTTCAAAGTTTTGTTTGGGGAGAACATCACCGTTGAACTTCACTTTACAGTTCTGAGTCGTACAAATGTTCGCATCCCAAACGCGTTTCTGGAAAATGCTATAGATGGTATCGTCCATCTTGGACATTCCAAACCTCTTCCACTCGGGTGTGAAAGTGATAGAGACTGATGACACGGCACCCGAATGTTTTTTGATTTTTGGTGGGTCACAGACGGTCATATTCTTCGACCACTTTTGGGTATAGGTCTGCTTCGTCTCATGATCCTTGATGATCACCGAAAAGTCACTCGAATAAATGTTTGCCAACTTGGCACCGTAGCCATTGCGACCCCCGACAATCCTCTTTTGAGAGTCATCATAGTTGGTACTCGTGAGGAGATGACCAAAGACAAGTTCGGGATTCCAGAGACCTTCCTTCTCGTGCATTTTTACAGAAATCCCACCGAGAGGTCCATTGTTCTCGATGGTCACGGAACCGGACTCCTTATCGATGGCGACAGAGATGGAACTGACCTGTTTGGGGTGGAGAGAATTGCGGTCGATGGCGTTGACCAGGATTTCATCAAAAATTTTCAAGAGAGCTGGAGAGTACTTCAAGTTCTTCTTGGTGAAGGTAGAACCATCGAGGATCCAGTAGGGTTCGGTACCCTGCTCGACTGGACCGACATAAGAGTCAGGTCTCTTGAGAATGTGTTCGATGTGGGTGAGCTTTTGAACTGATTCCATATTTTCTTGTTTCTATTACAACTTTACTCTCTAACTTAGGCGTACCACCTCTCGAAAATAACAGCTCGCTCTTCACAGGACTTCTTCTTGGCCAGGTGCGATTCCGGCACCCTGGCTTTCCAGTCTTGTTGGATCGCACAGAACCTGTTCGAGTGCTTGTGAACGATAGACATGAAATCATGAATCTTTTCGGGTTTTACGTCCGGGTGCTTCATAACGATCGCCTGAATGGTCATGATGATGTAGCGAGGCCACTTGATTAGTGGTTTGTTGACGTAGTTCTCCCCGTTGTTCGGCATAAGACACTGGAAGATCTTCATAAAGTTGTCCACTTGGTCAGAAAGTTTAACCGAGTCGATTCGAACACCACGGTACTTTTCGGCATCTTCACGAAGTTTGAGCACACTCGAAATTCTTTCGGTGAGAACCAGGTCATTTTTGATAAAATTCGAGATGATCATGTACATGGCCATAGAGGTGTCTCCGCGGAGATTCTTCGTACCGGCGAGATCGGTAAACTCAAGAAGAGAACTCGCGTGGCGATCTCCGAGAACACGAGCGAGCTCGCAGAGTTCGATCGACGGCATCATGTTAACAAACTCTCCGGAGTTGATCGGAAGACCCATGTTGACTCGAAGAATGAACTGCTCTTCTTCAATGTCGGCAAGTCCACGGTAGATGGTGTACCTGATCTTACGATATTTGAAAATATCGCGTTGCTCGAGCGACATTTCATTGTAATACAGACCGTTATACTTGAGTTTGTTTCCCATGAACTTCTTAATGGTGTGAACTCTGTGTCCACCTTCGAGGATCCTAAACACCGAAGCTCTCTCGGAGACGGTGATAGGGTTGACAACAAAATCATGGAATAGCGAATCGATGAAAAAGTACTCCTGTTCTGCGGACCACGTGGAAGCATCTCTCTGAAGGATAGGATGATTGATCCACTTGGCATTCTCTCTCATCAGCTCATCATAGAACCCTCCGAGCTGAAGGCTGTCATCGTTGCGGTAGTAGGTAGTAGAAGACATTTTATTTGAATAGTTTCAAGTATATCACGGCTCACTTAGGTTAAAAATATCATTTTATAGAAAACTATATGCTCACCCTCGCCTCTGTAAAGCCCCACGTAAACACTGCTCGTAGGTTTGAGAAGCGTATCAACAAGACGGTCGTCAAATCAGCTGTGAAGGTCATCGACAGAGTGTACAAGGACCGTGACTATGCCCGGTTTTATGTCCTCGAGACGGTCGCCCGTGTCCCCTACTTTTCATTCGTCTCTGTTCTACACCTCTACGAGACCCTCGATATCTGGAGGCGTGCTGATTACCTAGAGACACACTTTGCTCAAACCATGAATGAGTACCATCATCTCCTCATCATGGAAGACCTAGGTGGTGACGAGCGTTTCGTGGATCGATTCTTTGCACAGCATACGGCCTTTGCATACTACTGGTTGACATGCCTTCTGTACGTAGTGTCACCGAGGATGGCCTACAATCTCTCTGAACAGGTGGAGGAACACGCGTATCATACCTATGATGAATTCCTCAAACAGAACAAGGCGAGTCTCTCCCTCGAGAAACCACCAGCTGTGGCTACCAACTACTACGACGATGTCGACAATCTGTATGATGTTTTTACCCGAGTTCGCGACGATGAAGGTGATCACGTGAAGACGATGCAGGATTGTCAGAATGACACTTTAAATGTTGTCTGATAGTAGATGCCAACACTCAAACAATTGGAAAATGAGTTACGAAATCTCAAACGGCAGTTATTGAACGCCGAAAATGTATACGTAAACAAAGTGAATCAGAATCATCCAAAAAACAAAAATGTTGCGGTGTGGATGAATCGTGAGATGTCTCCCGGTAACAAGAAAAACATAGAACCTTCGAAGCGTGCGTATCTCAAGACAAATGTTTCCAAAGATGGGAAGATTCTTCATGTGTATAATCGAAATGGACTCAAAAATTATCTCGCGTTTGCGAATGGTCATGGCATGAACGCGGAGAGACCGAGTCCCATGACTCGTAAACCATTCAAACTGTCAGATATCAAAGTGTACCCACCTGAAAGACGGGGTGCGAAGCGCAAGACTATGAACAAATCAAATACACCTAGGAAGAAAGTGAAACGATAATTTTCTCGTCGTACCATAAGAAGACATGTACACGTACTTCATCATCGTCATATTCATTCTCATCGTGATGATGCAGAATACATCGCGAGGTATGTCGAAATCAGTCCAGAAGCTCATTCGTCAGTCTGCTCGGTACGCGACAGCCGCACAACAGGATAAGTCTCCCGCGATAGCGATTCTTCACGCGAACTACGCGACGGCGTATTTATACGCGGCGAAGGATATTTCCTCGGATGCCCAGATTCATAATGCGACGGGTATTGACGTGAAGAAGTTTACGGAACATGTTACGAATGTACAAGATATGGTAACCAAACGAACGGCTGAGCAATTTTCGGGATTTACTGGACAAGTTGATATGTACCTGGCAGAAATAGGTGGTGAAGCTTGAGCACCTAAGTAAATGATACGAAACATTAAAATCAAGAACAAAAAACATGGAGATTATTCGCAACGAACTCTGGAACCAATGTCTCATGGACGCGATGAAAATGAATCGGGTCAATGAGGCAAATGACAAATGTCGCAACTTGGCGGATGCGACATGGAAAATGAAGATGTCATACAAAAAGTTTGATCAGAAAAAACAAGAACGAAAGATTATCGTTCTTGACAAAATGCCGGTGGAAGTGAGAGAGTCTCGGGCACGTGTTGTGACGTGCCAAGCGACGACGATGGCGGGTAAACAGTGTTCATTCAAGGCTGTGTGTGGAGATTTCTGTAAAAAACACAGGCTTGATAAGACAACGCTCGGTAGTAAAATTAAAATCGGTATGTAATATAAGCATCATGTTGGATCAAGAAAGCCTCAGACCCGTGATCATCGCCATGTCTCTCTACATCATCGTCGCCACACTCGTCCCTCGTTTCGTCACTACACCTACCGGTATCGGTTTCATCGATGATATTGTCATGAGTCTCATCGCCCAGAAAGATTCAATGATGAGCGGAACCATCATCATCGGTCTTGTTGTTTTGGCCACCAATTACATTCAAGATAAATTCTTCTAAAACATTTTTTCGTCCGACAAGATGTTTTGTATGTGCATGATCCATCGTACGAACCCTATTCTCGAACGCGTGACGCATGTACTCCAAGAGTTGGTCAAAGTTTGGTTTACCCCAAACCATTCCCTTTTTGAAGAGGAAATCATCCTTCTCCAGCTCTTGAAGTCCACACTCGATCGTGTACGGTGTTTTGATATATTCCGACGCACCCCCGTACTCCGTGATGATCACAGGTTTATCACGCATGGCCGCTTCGACAGCGCCCATACCCACACCTTCAGAGTGTGAAAAACTCACGTAACAATCACAGCGGTCATGAAGGGCGTTCATCTCTTCTTCGGATAACATGGTGTTGATCACCTCCACACGAGGAAATGGAATCTGCACATCTTGGTTCGACGTCGCTTTCACGACGAGACGCGTGTTTGGTTCATTGAGTCGCACAAAAGCCTGTAAGATGTCCCGGAACTTCTTTCTCGGGTCCATGATGTTACCGATGTGGTAAAACGTATACGGTTTTTCAAGTGGCTCTGGAATGTGTGCGTGAATGACGTAGAATTCGTTATCGGGAAACTGTCTTGAAAGGACACGCTTACAAAATTCACTGGGTACAGCCACACGTTTGAACGCTTTCATGATGTGTCCATAATCTTCATGAACGGTTTCGGTTTCACAGACGGTCATACATGCGAGGTTTTTCACACGCGTCTTGGCATATTTGACGTACTCCATCTGATTCGCGACGGGGATCACAAAGATCAGGCCATGATCTGACTCTGGGACTTCCTGACCGAACTCATAGTATTTTCCATTCGGTAAGAATAAATTGACATACTTTTTAGCATGTTGACCGATACCTGTCCTCAGGTGAGGACCTATGATGATCATTTGATTTAAAGATAATCTTTCTTTTATATATAGTAACATGTCCGCTCTTCGCAAAGAAATCGAACAGGAAATGGCGCGCGTTCGCATCGATAAGACGCGCCTCTTTGACCTTCTCCTAAAGATTGTCGACAATTGTGGTACCGGTCAGGGTGGTGGTCCGGGTGTCGCCGGTCCTGCCGGCCCCGCCGGTCCTCGTGGTCCTGCCGGTCCCTCTGGTCCTGCCGGTCCCGCCGGTCCTGCTGGTGCTCCGGGACCAGTCGGTCCCCCTGGTCCCGCGGGTGAGTGCAAGTGTGAGCCCCCCGCTAAGGCCCCTGCCAAGGCCCCTGCCACCAAGAAGGCGCCCGTGAAGAAGAAGCCGGTGACCGTCGATGCCTAAATATATATAAAGTTGAATCCCGTGCTATAAATAGATGGTCGTCCTCAGTATCGCCCCTATTCGTATTTATAACACTTCCAACAATGAGTCGAAGCGCCCGAAACGTGTTCTGAGGCGTCCAGTCAAAGTAAGTGACGAAGTTGTTCAATTGAGACATCAGATCGTGATGTATAAGCGTGAACGCGCGAAACTCCGTAAGCTCGCGGAATGGAACCTTCGTTCGACGAAATCTTCACTCAAAGATGTTCAGGATACACTTGAAATCTTGAACGATCTCTATGGTGATGAAATGTACGAAGATCATAATGGGAAGGATCTATAGACGGGTAGAGGTTTCGTGTGCCACATGGGTCTAGATGCATATGCTCGTGGTATATGAACGATACCACTCTTGTATACTGATCCCATGAAGAGTCCAGTGGACAATATACGCGTCGGTGTGACACCAAACCGTGCAGGTATCGTGTGTATTCCATGTGCAACGTCATCTTCAACATCTTTTATGTCAGCCATGTTCGACACACTCGACGCGAGTAGACCCATCGCTATAACTTCATCGTCGACAACTTCTGTGTGAGCTATGAGATGTGGTACAACACTGATAGCTCCCGCCCAAAATGTACCCACGTAAAACGGTTTAAGTAAAGGAAGAGATCGTTTAAACATTGGGTACATCAAAATACTCAAAATTTCTGGTGCGACGTACTTGGATTGGTCACTGTACCATAATACGAGATTCGCCACCAAGAGTGCTGTCGCGATTGATTCGGGTGTATCATCCGTCTTTTCATCTATGTATCGATCACCCCCATATGCCCATCTCGCCGATGCCATGATGTACAAAAGTGGTAAAGGTTCAAGAGGTGTACCCGAACATAACGCTAATATGGACATGACTGTCCCTACTCCAAATCCGGGTAGCATTTCCATATTAAGGTTGTGTTTCTTTAATTATCACCATAAATTTCTAGGATATCCTTAACGATAGGACTTCTTTCTATGTCAGCGAAATCAAATGTTATGTATTCGATGCGTTTATGGTTCTTACCATGTAAACGTGTGTAAATATCTTTGAGACCGTTATCTTCATATTTACGATCATGTTGTTTTGGGTCACCGGTGACGATCATCTTACATCCGTCACCGATTCGTGTCAAAAGCATCTTCATCTGATTCGGAGTTGAGTTTTGCATTTCATCTGCAATCACGAACGCATTCTTGAATGTTCTTCCACGCATGTACGCGAGTGGGCATATTTCGATGATTTTCTCTTTGATCATGTACTGAATATCATTTTGACTGTAAAATTCTGAAAAGACATCCATGATGGGTCTCGTCCATGGATCCATCTTCTCTTCGAGTGTTCCGGGTAGGTACCCAATATCTTCTTCCACGGAAACAGCGGGTCGGGTCAGTACAATCTTTTTGTACGTCTTGTCGTTATATCCAGTTATAGCCGCGTAACAGGCTAACATTGTCTTACCTGTTCCTGCCGGTCCTACTGCGAACACCATAGGCTTACTCATACTATACAGTGCTCGATTGTAGTTTTTTTGATTTTCACTCTTTGGTACCGCGACCGGTTGTATATCCATCTCCTCCTCGATGTAATACTCGTGCTCATCATAAGACGATGAGAGGGAAAATTTCCGACCCTTTTTACCCCCCATACTTTTTACGCAGAAGATTTATTCACCCACCATATGAACCCACCTAATAATGAGACTAGAATGGCGAACAAAAGACCAAACGAATACTTTTTAGGGTTTTCGTCTGGGGGTTTCTCGGGTAACTTCCGAACATTTTGATTGAGTGTATCAAGTTTTGTCAGTAGTTTTTCGAGTACTTCTAAAATCTGGACTTCTTTATTCGGAGACTTTTCCTTAACATTCACTGTAGTGATTTCGAGTACCATCGACCAGTGTGCATCGGGTTGAAGTGAAAGGTAATCTCCATCATCTTGTTGTTCGAAAATTTTGAAATTGAGTTTCTTTATGGAAATGGGATTGAAATATCTCGTCGGGGGATTAAAACTTTTCCATTGTTTGTCTCGTATGAGAACTCCGTCACTCCCAGTAAAATGTCGCTCGAGTGGAACGCGTGCGAGTATCTGTCCATTGCGTTCGTCGAGCATCTGTGCAACCTTGGGGATGTCCGGACATATGATGTCTACGTATTTAGCGATATTCGTGTTGAGATTGGAGCTGTTTTCACCAACCTGTGTAATGTAAAAGTCGACCATCTTGATTCCTATGACCCGGCTCATGTCTTCAACATGTGTGTTTGACTTGAGACTGAGATCCAATGAGAATACGTTATTCGTACCATTCACGAATCTAGAATCCAGGATGACATACTGAACTTTTTTGGGTACGTCTTCTAAGCCCATAACTAATATCACCGAACATTATATTATGATCCCACCCATCGCGAAGTTTGTGATCACCTTTAATACGGTCGCCGCGATAGCTGTATGTGTTGATGTACATCGAGAATTGAACCGGTATAAAAAATTGGCTTCTACTATAAGTAAATGATTTACATTCAGGCAGTGTACCAGACATTCACAACTATGGGACCTCAGTACATGTTGAACACCTATAATTGGCTAAAGGCTGCACTATGGGATGCACCATATCGCTTCATGCTTGATGTAGAACTCGAGAAACTCGCGATCGAACGCGAAGAGCACCTAAGTGAAAATGATACACCCGAAAAGTAAGCATGTCTGAATACGTTTTACCCATCAACAACCTGTTCATCAGGTCGACCGTACCCCTTGGTATTTCAGGTCTGGCAACTGATAACCTCCGAATCGCTTTCTTACAAGCAACCGCTCCACTCTGTGCGGACGTACAACGTAAAATCTGGGAGGAAGTACTTCGGTGCACGACACCTATCGAACCACCCCCAGCTCCTAAAAAATGCCCTTCAGTTTCTTACACTCGCTCTCAGAATTCATTGCCCCGAGACCTATTCAAAGACGCGTGAATCGTTCAACCATCATCGAAACAGTGAACGACTGTGGTGAGAAGAGATACATCGAGATGGAACGCGAAATCCATATTGAACGAAAGCGGAATTTGGATGTTCTCCTCACGAAATGTAAACGATTACTTTCATTCATTCAGACGACACAGAATACGGATATGTATGACAAGATGCACAGTTTTGTAGGTCGAGTTCGCCAAGCTATATACAAAGGTGACGACATTACACCCCTGATTGACGAATACGAAAATCTCAAAAATACTGCGAAAAGAAGTTCAAAAACCTTTACCAACCTAAGTGATGCCATGTAATCTATGATTTTATGCTAAAATGGACTTGTTTCATAAAATCATGGAGATTGTCGATAAGCACGCTGATAAGATCCCGGAGGGGGACTACATCGAGTTATGTGATACGATCAAAAAGTTGCGAGACAAAGTCAAACCCCCGTCATTTCTTCTCAATCAAAATGATCCACTTTGGGAAACGGCATATGATCCGGAAAGAGATGGTCCACCGGTCTATGAACCAACTACTGACCTGAATCATTTTTTAGAAGAGTTACATGATGAGTGGACCGAAGGGAGCTGATGGATCTATTCTAGCTGAAGAACGTGGTTCTATATGTGCTGAAGGATCTATTGTACCTGGTGCATGTAATTGTTTTAGTCTCGAAAGTTCTTGTAATTGTATGTGTATTTGTTTGAGTTCGTTACATATTTTCACGTATGCCCATTCTCTCTTCGTTGGGAACATCTCATCATCCATGATTTCCATGATCTTTCGTACATGTTCCATACCTAAGTGAAGCGTAGATATTATAATATCAGTAATTACAAATGTCACTTATTCCCATCAAGTTGATTAAGAACATTCCAGTGAGAAACAAGTTGCTGAAAATCAAAGATGAAACTCCCGAGATTGATAAGAATGATTACATCGAATCTCGAATTCTCATAAATAAGAAAGCGAGCAACCTCCTGGCTATAGAGGATGCTTCTGAGATTGCCAAATACTATCTCCATAAGAAGGGTGTTTTCGAGCGAATCGCCAAAGACATCAAGAAGGAATCTGGGAAGGACTTTCGTTTTCTATTCCGCAAGACATCTTCAATGGAAAAGCGACCCCTAGCCGTGAAGGGTCGTGATGGTATGAACTATATTCTCATGGAACATTCATACCCTGATGGTTCGGGACACTATGGTATGTCTCGAGTGAACCACACTAATAAGACTGCGTTAATTTATGATTCGATGACAAACTCGGAATCCGACTTTGAGAAACCTCTCAAGGCCTTGTTGGGTAAGGGGTACAAAGTGTCCGTTGGGACAATTCATGGGTGTTACCCTCGCTTGAGAAACGCGACAAAAATTGATTTGAATCCTCAACCTACAGGTGGATTTGTGTCACAGTCGTTCGAACAGTTCAAGAGTAAGAACTTCGCCGGTGGTCGCGGGGGTGTTCCCAAGAAGCACATGGATGAAGCGTTCATGATTTCTCAATATGACGAACTTTCTCAGCATCACTTTTGTTACATGGAATCATTCCTTGCCTTGATGGTGAATCTCGGAATGGTGAAACCCGGTCCCCAAGATCCTCGCGAACGCCTTGAGTATGTCAAGAAGTTCATTTGGGGTGTGATTCACAAGTATGTTCCAAAGTCCAGTCGTGGTACAGTTCATTGGAAGTATTTCGAGAAACACTTCCCATACATCCTGGAGACCATGGGTTCCGATGGTAAACGTCTCCCTATGAGACAGGGTTTCATTCAGGTTCCACCCGTGAAGGGGTCTGTCGAGTTTAAATTGAAGAAGATGCGTACACGTGGTGACATCGACCCGTCATGGACGCTCAAGAAGATTGTTGACTGGTCGAGGGGTACACCTAAGTAGAATCAAAACATTGTAATTTTCAAGAAAAAAATGGGTTCTACCCGAAGCCACCCACTCCCTCCAGGAATTTTCGTTGAGATGAAGCCCTCTCCAGATGAGTTTGATGACTGGACTGAAGAGGATTTTGATAATGAAATCAAAAGACTTCGGGAACGTATCAGAGAACTCGAAGCCAAAAAGGTCGCATGTAATGAGGATGACGACGATATCATGCACGACCCCGACGTCCGTGAGATGGTTGAAAATGGTGAACACACCTGTCACATGTTTGACGCACCTTGTCAAGCATGTGAAGATGACGATGAAGAAGTTGCTACTGACAAGCTACATGCTCATTTCTGTTAATCATCTGTGAGTAAATCAATTTCCTTCTCATACGTATGTGAGAGTAAAATTGACTTTAGATCTCTCGAGAATGAAATAAATTTTTTTGGAATGTCACCCCATAAACGTTCATTTGACACGAACGCATCTACAGATCCATCCCTTAGAAGAGGTTCGAGGAGTGTCCAATTGGGTTCACTGTATCGTATCTTTGTACACCCTCTCGCGAACCGCCTCGAGTATATGTACCACGCAACAATACCTTTGTATATATTTTTAGGTCTCTTACCTTGCTCGAGACATTTCCGAAGAGAGGGTACCACAAATGTGTGAAACTTTGTAAATCCATCCATACAAATCCGATCGAGGTCATCGAGATTTGTCGCATTAGAAAATCTTTCTTCGACTGTATCTACGTAATCGTGTATATCAAATGGTACATCTATATCTATCGAAGGCACGATTTCTTCATTCTGGAGTTGTCTGAAATGTTTCCTATGTGCTTCATCATTCATGACCTGGTCAAAGGTCGTGTACCCGGAAAGTGCTCCAAGATATGCGAGTGAAGTATGACCACCATTGAGAATACGGATCTTCGTCTCTTCGTATGGTTCGATCGTATTTGTAATGACAACACCAACCTGTGTCAGATCTGGAAAATCGGATGCGAAATTGTTCTCGATGACCCACTGTGTATACTCTTCTGTTTGTATAGCCGAATTACCATAACCCGGGAAAATATCCTCTACTTCTTGACAAAGGGTGTTCGTAGAACGAGGTGTGATACGATCCACCATACACGAGGGGAATTTGACATTTTCGCGAATCCACGACGCGAGTTCGTGTTGATTCGTGTGATAGAGGTACGCCAAAAATTGTGTCTCGAGTGTAATACCATTTTGGCGGATATTATCGCAACAAAGTATAGTCACAGGTGTGTTGCGATTCCGGAGACCACACGCGAGGTATTCGAAAAGTGGTGACCCGGGTGCATACCCACTTTCGGTGACGGTGACAGTGATAAGATGAACACTCGGTAACGTGAGCATGTGTTTCGCGATGGTCCGGTTTTTCGTCCAGTCGATATAGTCGAGATGTGACCGAACAATCCTATACTCAGAGGGGGTCTTAACGATGTAGTCATCGATTTCCCGAAACCCCTCATTCCGGAGATTTACAGCGACGATACCCCATCTCAGGTCACCGGTCTTCTCCATATAGTCATCTATGTACATGGCCTGATGCGCTCGGTGAAATGCGCCGTAGCCTATGTGCACAACTCCTGTTTGACATTCCGATTTGTCATAGGATGTTTTGTACATGCTGACATTACAGAAGAAATTTTTAAACGACTTAGACGAAAAGATTTACAGAGATATAAGTATGAATGAATTGTTAGAGGTTATGCAATTGATTGATCGAAATTCTGATAAATTACCAGAGGGGGACTACTTGAGCATATGTAACCGCCTGAAGAAAGTGTACAATGAACGGAATGATCCCACATTCTTTTTCGATTATGAAAATTTTGAAATACCGTTGATGGGTCCGACCCATGAAGTACACGACTACTTTTACGATCATTATATGAATCAGGCTCTATCTCTAGATATGGATTACATAACTGGTGAAATTGAGTATTTACGGAAAGAGTTGAATCAGTTACAACCACTCAAACGAAAGACTAAGAATCTCAAAGATGTGGTTGTGAAGCATCATTGTTTATCCATCAATCTAATACCCGAGGAACAGACACTCGAGACACTCGGGTTAAATACCGAAGATGTTGATAGTATGACTAAATCATTCATGCATGCAGAAAACACTTTCCGTGAAACGTACAGAAACGCGATAGAAAAACGTTTAAATGTCTTGGAGGAAGCTCTGGAAAAGTTGTATGAGACTTAAAGTTTACGGGAACAATGTACGTAATGGTAAAATGTTTGCATTGTCATTACCTACGGCTATACATAGACCATCTATAAAACACACAAAACGTTTCAGAATTTATTCCACGGCGTACAAAAACGTCGATCCTTATCGCGAAACGTCTCTACGGTATATGGGGTACGCGAACGAGCTTGGAGAAGCTTTCACACCATACCTTCCGGAATGGGGTCTCCCAGCGTCTTATTGTGTTGCCGCATCATATGTCATGTTTGATACGATCGACAAAGGACAAAAGGCATATGAATCAGCAGAGGATGGGGACAAAATGATGGATGCCATCAGAATGTCCACAGAAACGCTGACATGGCAGATGCTTGCATCAGTATTTTGGCCAGGATCGATCATTCGTGTCATAGTGAGTATGACAGCTCATATGACCCATGATGAATCGCACGTCATTCCAACCATTGTTGGTCTCGCCGCCATACCCGCGATTATTAAACCTATTGATTCTACAGTGGATACTCTTATGGAGACATCCTTGTCCAAGGTTATCAACGGTGAGGTGAAGACATCAGAAGATGCGCGTATCGCCATGATGACAGCTATGGGCTCGATATCCCTACCCCCATTCATGTATTTCTTGGCCGCCTTCATAAAAAAAATTAAAACCTAAGTCGTGAATGATAAATCTGAAATTATGTAAAAATGGAGAATCTCAAGAGTCTTATGCAATGTTTGGACGACATTTCCAAGATGATCCCTGAGGGTACCTACTTGGAAATGTGTGATAATCTTAAGAAGGTGCATGACACTATCCCGAAACATGACGATCCCCCTGTGACGGATAATCGCCGAGTTCCTTTCCAGGTTGTATTACCTGATGAAATGACCGTTTATCGAATCGAGGATGACAGTGAAAGTGAGAGTGAAAGTGACGATGAATGGAACCCAGAGTGGTACGATGAATGGGTACAGAACGAAGAGTGCCTTCGAAGACTCTTGAAGGACCTCAAAGTGGCAGATCGCTCGCTTCGGACACTCAAACCCATTCAGCGTATCACCAAGAGAATCAAAGAGGAGGCTCTCCGAGCATACTGTCGCCAAGCTAATTTTTACCCAGGTGAGATGGATGAATGGACGTTTGAACGGTTCGCTGAAATCGCGACTCGTCACAACTGGCCGGAGAGTACCAGGAACAAGCGTTTTGAGCGAACCATTTATGAAAATCACCGCATTTTCGAAAATCGGCAGACTGAACAAAGGCGGAATGAACTGACAGAACTGAAGAGGAACCTGGAGAATGAAATTTCAGAGATGAGAGATCGCCAGGCTTACTTGAGGGTGCATTACAACTTGTAAGTTTGTTCGCACCACCATTTGTTACCACCGGTATATTCAAAGATGATGTGAATCAGGACACCCGAGAGGAAGAGTAGCCAGAAGATGTCTAGACCCTTGATGTTTTTTAATCCATAAAAGATTGTCACATTCGCTAAACCTATGATTACAGATTCCAGAAGAACATTTTGAATCGGACGTGTCATTTATTATATTCCACGAAAAAAAAATGTTGATAGGTAGTATAACAATGAAGAACGATACCCAGCAGATGATCATGTACATCGCGCTTGGTGCTGCTATTACCACTCTTGTGCTTTACATCACAGGCCAGCTCAGGTTTGCCGAGTTCCTCGAGGGTGAGGAAGGTGGTGAGTCTGACAGTGATTCCGATGAGGAGGGTATGGACGGTGAGCCTCTTCCCATGGGCGATTCTGATTCCGAGTCCGACTCTGAGTAAATACACACTCAATATACACTTAGAACCTCTATTTTATCAAATACAACCTTGATAAAAATGTAGACTTATCATAAATGCAACCATACGCCACCGCATCTGAACCCAGCCCTCTCAATGGTAACAGGCCAAGTGTGAATGTCAATGCGAATGCGAACGCGAACGCGAACGCGAACCAGTCCTTTTTCAACAAATACCGGAATCCTATCCTATACAGTTTAGGTGTAATTGTTCTCATCATCATCGTCTCGATAGCCATGAAGAGAAGGAGCAGTTTTTATAATGTGGGTAAGGTTGAATCATCCAAGAAGAAAAAGGTGAAGAAGTGTCCGTCTGGGTGTGTACCTGCACCCAAGGTTGTTGTGAAAAAGGATCCCAAGAAGGGTACATCCTTCGATCCTAAGCTCACTAATAAAATCTGAGTATACAGTATACAATGGAGCCATATGCTACAGCAGCGGAACCCGGACCACTCAATGGTAATAGACCAGCTGTGGGTGGTATAAGTTCATTCATTTCTGAGAACAGGATGTGGTTCATCGGAGGTATCGCAGTTATCATCGGTATCGTGATCGCCATGGTCATGATGCGCAAGAAGAAAAAGAAGCGTTCACGTGGACGTCGTGGACGTCGTGGACGTCGTGGACGCCGTTTCATGAAGAGAAGGCGGAGGAGATAAATAATACCTAAGTCACTGGAATATCATGTAAAAAAATAAGTAAAATGGAACAAACCATGACCATCCCCGAGTCCACGCTTACGGAGATTTTGAGCACGCTTCAAAATCTCCGTAAGGAGATCGCTTCTCTCAAAGGAGAAGAAAAACCGCGAGTGATTTGTGAAGGTGTCACAGGCAAGGGTATCCCGTGTCGTAACAGAGCGTGTCCGGAATCTAAATTTTGTAAGATGCACGCCGAATCCAAGCAACACACTGAAAAGAAAGAGAAGAAGAAGCGGGAAAAGAAAGAAGTCAAACCAAAGAAGATTCAACCTGAGCACACACATGAGATTGGTGAAGTACCTTCTGAACCGTGTCCATTATGTATGACACATGGAGACGTACTCGACTCGGACCTCCCCAATGCTACATTCGAAGGTGATGACATCACAGACCGATTACGCGCGCTGTTGGCAGAGGAATCTGAAAATTAGAATTGTCTGTAAAGTGTGTACATAGAAAAGATCGAAATAGTGACCAGCACAAATTGTAATGTCATTGAAATCGTAAGCCATTCGTCAATAATCTTTTTTTGTTCGACATCTTTCAGTTTTTCCCCGAACATAGTTACCTGACGATTTAAATTTTGTAAAATCGAAAACGCCAACATGAGTGTAGCCATGCTTACAAGAATAAATGCTATGTTGTATACGGGGTCCCCCTTTCCACGATAAAATCTCGACACACCAAGAAGGGCTAGAGAAATTGATGTGTATAATCCAACGTTACGCAACGACGTTTGGTAAAACATGAGTGTATCTTTGAATGTGAGTTCCATTATACTGTTTGGTAACATTATTTTCTCAGTATGATGTATAATGAATCTCAACAAAACCGCCCGCGCGAATCTTATGTACATCGCTATTGTGATTGGTATCCTTATGCTGTTACCAGTCTTCAACCGAATGTTGACCCCCGCGAAGAAGGAGAAGTATGGTAACAAGATGCCTGGTGCCATCGTTGATAGGTCTGTCACAGGTCCGGCGCCATCCACACTGTCTATTACTATGGGTAAAATCTAATCACGAAATATGTAAATAAATACTATCCTTGTTGATGATTTACACAATTATCATGAACAACATTTCCACCCTCGAGCCTCACGAGGTGTACGCGTGGTTCCGGGGGTGGCACAACAGGAGACAGGAGTACCGGAGGATTTTCATCTCGAATGTCATGGAGGAGTGTGAGGAGGAGAGGAACAGAATAATTTC